CGGAGTTGGACGCGGGCCATACGGAATGGATGTAGCGGAACTGGCTCATGACGGGCACCTCACGGGATTCGGTTCGGAGAACCAGAAGAGCACGCCTCCGCTGGTCGTGTAGTCAAGGTGGATCTGAACGTAGCCGGAGAGGTTGGAGGTCGTCCAAGCGTTTGACACGTAGAGGCTTCCTACTGGACCAATGCTCGACCCGGTCGGCTTTGGGCTTCCGTCGACCTGGCTACCGTCGTTCCTCAGCTCGCGGAGGTTTATGGCGCCTTGTCCTTTTCCCCACGTGCTAAAGGTGAATAGTTGCACCGGCTGATTTCCCGAATTGATCGCGATCGGTTCAAAGGTGTAGACCCATCGGTCGGTTGAAATTGAGAACGCCGCGGTAAGCTTTGCCAGCCACCGATCGGGGACGCTGCCCTGGACGACTTGTTGCTGCGCCCACTCAAGGCCTTGAGCATTTGCCGCGACCGCTTGGGCAGACTCGGTCCATCCGTTGCAGACAAAACGGTTCGCCTTGCCAAACAGGCCCGATTCGAAGATGGGAGTTTGGTAGCTCACGCGACGTAGGTGGGGAGCGGGTTTTTGATGGCGTCGACGAGGTTTGCGCGCCAGGAGAAAAGGCTTTCGAAATTGGTCAACGAGACGAACGGCTGGTACCAGTACACGTAGGCCGCTGATTGTGTGGATATGCTCACCAGAGTCGGTCCCGTTGAAAGTAGCGGCTTCCCTCCGATGTTCGGCGCGATGCGCTGCTCGAGGTGTTGCCAATCGTCGGCGAGAAACCGATGCGAGATCACCAGCGTCTCGTCGGGGCTTTCGTTGGCGGTCCACCCGAGGTAGGTTACGTAGCCGGTCGGCCAGCCGAGGAAGCTTGCGTTGTTGCGGGTGTTGACGTAGATCGACGACCACTCGGACGGCGGGTCCGGGCTAGCAGCTGCTCCGCTCACGGCGTCCGTTGAACGGTCGCGCGTGCGGTCCCAGAGAATGTCCACCTGGATTGACTGCTGCGAAATTTTGACGGCGAGCGGCTGGCCGTTCATGTCGACGGACGTGCCGCTAACCCACGTCGTCGGCGGGAATGGCATCGTGCCATTGTCTGGTACTTGGTCGAAGATCAAGTCGCCGGATCGGTACATGGGGACCGTGCGCTGCGACGTGGACCGCGTCAGGTTGAAGTAGGGCCGCGTGGCGCTCTGCGGGTAGCGGCTCGACCACTTGACACGCAGCATCCATGCCCGCGGCGACTGCGGGACGGGGCTTGCGTCGATCGAGCGGCAGATGAAATTCTTCATCAAGGCGACCGTCGGCCCGGCTAACCCTGCAGCTGGGACGTACCTCTGCCCCTGCTGCGGGACAATCGGGTCCGCAAGCACCTGCCAGACGTTCTTGATGGTCTCATCGGTGTAGGTAAAGAGCAGCGACTCCGTCCACGTGGTCTCATCGCCGGGCGCGGAGAGCTGGACCGAGTCGGTGTCTGGGAGTCGGCGGATCTGGCTAGGCATATCAGTCGCCTCCGAGCTTGGACTTGATCACGTCGTAGATCAGACCGATGGCGGTCACGTTGGCACTACCGAGCGCCATGTTTCCACCGCCAAGGAACGACTCTCCCGCGGCCGTACCAACGTCCGCAGCAATCTCGCCCGGCGTGGAATTGGAAACCCAATCGACAAACTTTCCGAGCGCGACAAGGAATTCCGCCGTGGTCTCGGCAAGGCCAACGGTAAAGCCGGCGAGCGCGGCCATGGCTTGCCCGATCGGCTCCTTGTTGGCGACGAGGTAGTCGGTGAGGTCCTTGATGGCTTGGACCTTCATCTGGTCGATGGCCGCGGTGATCGGCCCGAACGCCTGGCCGAGCGTCTGGTCGCTCTGCTGCTGCGCGATCGCGAGCTGGTTCGCGGCGCCCATGCCCTCGGCGCTGTAGGTACGCCCGAGGTCCTCGAGGCGCTTCAATTCGGACATGGCACCGTCGGCGAGGCCGCGGAACACGTTCGCAAGGATGCCGGCGACCGCCAGGGAACGCAGCTGCGAGACGCCCGCCTGGAGGTTTTCGAGGCTCTTCATCGCCTTCGAGACGCCCACCGAGACGCCCGAGGCGTCGGCGGTCAGCGTAATGACTGCCTTCATGTCCGCACTAGCCACGGCTCACCGCCTGGAGGAAACCCTCCACGCCTCGACGGCGCCACGGGCAAAGGACGTGCGCCGGCTGGCCCGTAAGGGAACACGCAACCACGGTGAGTAGGTACTCGACCCGCTCAATGGTTGTCTCCTCTTGGGCTAGATGCAGATCGGCGTCCATGGTCGGGTTCAGTCTCCAGAGGCGCCGCTCGGCGCCGAGGTAGGGCGTGCCTTCATGACCTCGGCGGCGAGCTGGTTTGCCGCAGCGACCGGGAGGTCGAGGATCTCGTCCTGCGTGTAGATCTCGCCGCCGACGTGCCGAACGCACTTGTGGATGAACGAGGGGTCCGTCACGTCAGCGCCGACCGTGTCGCGCAATGTCACCGGGCGGACCTCGACGGCTCCGACTCCGTCGAGATCCACCAGGCGCCAGGATGGGGAGGAGGTGGTCATGAGAGGGCCAGCGTCTCGGTGAAAGTGATCGAGTAGATCGCGGCATCCTCGGAGGAGTGCGTCTGGTCGGCGCCGGTGATGATGACCGACATGGAAACGCTTCCGGCGCCGTTGCCCGTAAAAACCAAACTTGCCGGCGTGGTCAGATTTGGGGTTTCCATGGCGCTTTTGCACGCCGTGTCCACGTCGGCGTTGACGTAGGCCTCGCAAGATCCGCCGCGCTTCACGCGGCCCGGACCGGAGAACATCTTGGTATCGCCGTGCGCCGTGAGATTGAATTCGGACGCCTGGCGGGTAATTGTGACGTTGCGAACCGGGATCGAGGTCCCGCCGATCGTGAGGCTTCCGCCCCAACCCGTAATCGCTCTAGCTGCCATTAGGTGTTCTCCTTGAATTGGAATTCCGCTGAAAGGGTCGCGACGCGCTCTGCGTCGGGTTGCCCGTCGTCTGGTGCCGCCCTGCTCTGCGCGACCTCGAGCGAGGTAGCGACAAGCGTGTAGTCCCCCTGCGTCCACTTGCCGTCCAGGGCGTTCCGGCACGCGATCGCGAGCGACCAGGCGGAAAGCGCCCGGTCTGCGACGCAATCGACGCGCACGGTTGCCGTGCCGGTCCCGGTCGGGGTGCCGGAGATATCCAAGTCCCAGCGGCAGGAGCTGATCTCGTAGATCACGGCCGGCGTAGGGTCGCCCTGGCGCCGCAGCTCGCAGGAGACTGGGTTAGTCGTCGCCGCGTCGAGCTGGTCGAAGATGGCTTCCGGGAGGCTGGAGGCGCTCACGTCTTGCCGCCCTTCTTCCTGGCCGGCTTCATGATCTCAGCGACGAGAAGGTCCTTTGCAATCTGCGCCAGCTTCGGCGCCCACTTTGCCGCAATCGGTCGCGAGATCTTGCGGCCCATGATGGTGCGGTTGGCGCCCTTGGCGCGGGCGGCGTCACGCCTAGCACTCTTGCCGCTCTTGGCGCGGCCGATGATCGAGTCGGCGGCGGGCATCGTGGCTTGCCATGCGGCGGTCGACGCCTTCGCGATCGCGGTGCGATCTGCTTTGCTTTTGCCCTTGTAGCCGCCAAGGCCCTTGGCGACCTCCTCGCGGAACACTTCCCGCCGGCGCTTTAGGCTGTTGGCCTCGTCGCCCATGGTCGTGTACGTCGAGCTGTTGCCGTAGTGCTTGAAGCCGTTTTCGAGAATGTGCCAGATGTTCGCGTAGCCGCCGCGCTTGTAATTGGTGCCGATCTCGAGCGTGGCTTGGCCGGTGCGCTTGCGGAACTTGATGCGGGACTCCTGGGCGTCGGCGATCTCGCCGGTGACGAGTCCGCCACGGCGCTTGGCTCTCGCCCAGCCGCGCTGCAGCTCGGTAGCCACCGGCCGCGCCGCTTGGCGTAGGACCTTGCGGAAAGCCTTCTTCCGCGCTTGCTCGCTCATGGCGAGAAGCTTTGCCTTGACCTCGACGGCGTGGAGCGAGGCCTTGATCATGCCGGCTCCAAATCGATGATCTGGCCGTCGATGTTCGTCGCGGTGATGCGAAGCCGGCGACGCTTGCCGCCGTCCGGGTCGATCACGCCGATGATGTTGTAGACCGTAGTTGTCGAGGCGTCGACCAGGCGTCCGGCGGCGGTAATGGACGGATGAAACGCGGTTTCGATGACAACGTCGGTACGGACCGCGACGCCCATGTCGTCCATGACCTCGCGCTGGTTCGGCGTCACCACGCCGGCGAGGCCGACAACGGAATCGCTGTAGACGGTGCTACCCTGCCCTGCACCGTCGACCGTAGTCGTCGGCACCTGGTAGGTGTATCGCTCGCGCCAATATCCGCATCCTGCCATCGTTAGCCCACGCTGTTGGGGTTGTTCATGCGGCGGATCGTGTCGACGTACCAGGTCGACGGACCGACCGAGTCGTCACCACGGAAGCCGTAGAGGTTCGCCACGCGCTCGAGGAGCGCGACCTTCTCCGCATCGGTGAGGTCTGCCTCGAGCCGGCCGGTAGCGGACCGGTACTCGTTCCACGCGGCGGCGATCGCGAGCGTGAGCTGCGCGTCGTCCTGCGTGTGGGTGAGCTTGAGCCACCCTCGAGCCTCGGCTACGGTCGGAATCGTTGCCATGGGTCCTCACAGTCCGGGGTAGGCGCCCCCGAAGGGGCGCCCACCCGGCTGGCGATGGGGCGGGATCAGGCCGAGATCAGGACCTTGATGGCGGACGTGTCCACCGGCTTTGCGTCGCAACGCATACGGCTCGAGTAACGGATGAGACCGCTCGCGCGCTGGCTCATGTCGTCAACCGTGAAATTGATGGTCGCACGGTCGATGACCTTGTAGCCGCGCTGGAAGTCGCCGAACGCGACCGAGCGGGTACCGGCGGTGTACGCGGTCGGGGCGTATTCCGAGAGGTAGACCGGCTTGCCCATGAAGAGCGCCACGGCGCCGTCGCGGAGGATGTTGCCGTTCTCGCCGTTCAGCACGTACTTGGCGTTGGTGCTGGACTTGACGATCGCTCCCCAGACTGCCTGGTTCATCAACCATGCGGCGTTCGGGAGGTAGGCCGGGTTCAGCGCGTAGTACAGGTCGATCACCTTCTCGACGGTCGGGGCCGAGGCGGCGGTGTAGTTGACGCCCGTGTAGCCGGCGCCCGAGTGGAAGATGCCGCGGGGCTGGCTGGAACCGGTTCCGGTGTGGAAGTAACCCTCCCAGAGACGGCTGTGGGCGCGAGCGTGTTCGCTCACGACGTTTGAGGCGAGATCCCAGACGGTGTCCTGGAGGGCCTCCTCGGTGACGTCGGTGTAGATGCCGGACTTGTACGACGTGAACTGCACACGAGTCGCGGTGAAGTCCTGCGAACCGTAGGACGCGCCTTCGGCAACGAGGGCCGCGGTGAGGCGCTGGTTGATGACCGGGATGTCGTAATCGACGCCGCGGGTCTCGACGGACGCGATTGAACGCAGGACGCTCTCCTGGTCGAGCGCCTTGATGAAAGTCGTCGAGAGTACCGGCTCCGTTCCTGCGGTCGACAGGTTCGCCGAGCCGCCGGAGATGTTGATGCCCATCGCGCGGTTGCTGCGGAAGCCGCCGCGGAACCATTCGCGGGTCTCGTCCTTTGCCGGGGAGGCCACGCGCTTGGAGCTGGTGATGACGGCCGGCGCGTTGATGCGGGCCTCGAGGACGGACTTCTCGGAGGCGATGCGCTCCTCGGCTTCGCCGATTTCCTCGAGGATGGCGAGCTGGCGCTCGTCGGTGGCGGACGGATACTCGTTCTTCAGCTCGGCAACGCGAGCGCGATCTTCCTTCAGGGGCATGGTCGAATCCTTTCGGACGGCGGCGAGCGTCCCGTTGTAAGCCGCGTTCTCAACAAGGGAAACCTCGTGCAGACGTGCAGAGGTGATGGTGCGGGAGGTCGTCCCGTCCCAGGTGTCTTGGTTCACGACGAAGCCGATCGACATCTCGGAGACCACGCCGCGGCGGACAAGATCGCGGATCTCGTTGGCGCGCTGGGTGTTCCCGATGTCGGCGACAAACGCGAGTCCGCGCTCGTCCTCGGTAACGGTCAAGGTGCCGCTCTTGGTGTTTGCGAGCGGGTCGGTCTGATCGTGCATCCACCAGAGGGACACGTTCCCCTCGGGCTTCAGGGCGCCCGGCTTGATCTGCTCGCGGAACACGCGGCCGCGCTCGGAGATCGGCTTGCTCCAACTGTTGAACACGGCCGCGTAGCCGCGGATCGTGCCGTCGCCGCTGTCGGTAAGCTGCGCTCGAATCTCACGCATTGGGGTCCACCTCCTGCCCCGCGGCGTCCGCGGCGGCGTTGGGGTCGGTTACGCCCGAGATCACGGGCTTCGGCTCGTCGAGGCCGGGCCACGGCGCGAAGCCGAGCCGGGCGCGGACGTCGTTCGGTGCAAGGGCGCCCACCTGGAGGAGCTGCGCGTAGGCGCGGCCGGCGGTGCGGAAGTCGCCCTGGGTGATCGGGGAGAAGTCGAGCGCGACCTTGGTGCCAGGCGCGGCGAGCTTCGAGGTGATCTCGGCCATCCAGCTCGCGCTCCACCCGAGGAGCGCGTTGCAATACATCTGCGCGATCTCCGGCTGGGTGCGAGCGTCGCTCGCGTCAAGCATGGCGGACGGGATGCCGAAGATCGACGCGACTTCCTTGGCGCCGGCGGCGCGGGCGGAGGCGAGGTCGGAGACCATCGTCTGCGCCAGCTGCTCGACCTTCATGCCCTCGCCGACAAAGATCGGCGTACCGACCGTCGCGGCGGAGCCGTGCTGCGCCATGAACGCGGTACGCATGGCGTCGCGGACGGCCGGCTGGAGGGCGCCGGGATGGCTAAACGCGAGCTTCCCCAGACCGCCACCCTGCGAGATCACCTTGAACGCGGCCTCGAGGGCGGCGAGGCCCTCGAGCGTGGTCGAGGCGGCGGCGAGCGGCGAGGTCCCCCAGTAGGGATTCCCCGGCGTCGGGAGCGCCTTGAAGTGAAGGACGAACCCGTAGTCGAACGGCTGGCCCTGGTAGCTCCACTCGATCGTCCCGTCCGTCTGCTGCTGCATCGAGACGTCGGCAGTCGCAATCGGCCGGAGCGCGATCGGGGCGCCGGACGTGTCGACGACCACCACGGCGAACGCATTGCCCGTGGTGAGGGTCTCGGCGACCATCCACCGCCGGAGGTCCGTGCCGGTGAGGACGTCGCCCCACGCCTGGCCGGAGAGGAGGTCCACCGCCGAGGCGCCCTCGACGTGGTTGCCGTCGCCGTCGGTGACCGTGACCGGGCATCGCGCAATGTCGGACGCGATCGTGTGGATGCACCGCTGGACGGCAGGGATCGAGTCGATCGAGCCGGAGTACCAATTCACAGGCGATTCCCACGAAATCGCGGGCATCGAGCGCTTGAAGAGGCGGGACCAGAGCGACATGCCCGCATTTGCGAGTATTGCGGCAGCGTTGTCTAGCCCCTTCCGCGGGACTCCCGCGGAGATTGCTAGAAGGCGATACGGCTGGCGTCCGCGCCGTACATGGACTGCGCCAGCATCTCGCGGTCGTTCATCACTTTCACCGCCATGCAACACGCCGTTACGGCGTCGATGTTGCCGCGGCTACGGCCCTTGCTCGGGACGAAGAGGCCCGTGTCGCCCGAACGTAGGACCGTGTGCGCAAGGTTTGCCCGGAGGACCGGGTCCTCGTCGAAACAGATGCGCTTACCGCGCACCATGTCCGCCCAGATGGCCCACGCGGACCCCATGAAAACGACGTGCTGCGGCGCCCTGCTCCATTGCCAGCCGTGCTTCTTCTCCATGGCCTCACACCAGGCGGGCGCCTTGCCGGCGGGGTCGGCCACAAAGAACTTAAGGTCGACGTGCCGAGCAATCGCCTCGAGCTGGCGCTCGATGATTGAGTAGTCGATCGTGTTTCCGCACACGGTGAGGAGGTTGCGATCGCGCCACTCGCGGAGCGGCTGGCGACTCTTGATCTCGTCCGAGGCAATGTCGTTTCCCGCCCAGTAGTGCCAGCTGCGGGAGAGAATCCGCTGCCCGTCAAACACGGAAACGTTCATCGAGGTCAAGTCAAACTGGCTATCGCGGCCCCATCCGCCTTGGCTAAAGTCGATGCCCACCATGCCGGGGAGGCCTCGCGCCCGCTCCCAATCCCACGGCTCGACGCAAGCGTCGTAGAGGCCGAGCGGCAGACCGCCGACTAGGTCGTCGGCGAAGGTCGCGAGCTGCTGCGTGTACCACTCCTCCCGCTTGCGCGGGTCGCCGGTGCCGAGCGTCTGCTGCATGACAAACTCGTAGTCGGCATGGGTCGCGTGGACGCCGATGGTCGGGCAAGCCTTGATCCAGGCGGTCGGGTCGTCGGGGGCGTCGTCCGGGTCGATGCCGTAGACAATTCCCACCGCGCCGATGGGCATCTTTTCGCCGTGGTCGAGGGACCGCTCGATGCCGCGGATCATGGTTCCGTATGGCTTGTCGTACTGGTTCGCGTCGGGCGTCGTGATGACGAGCATCTGGGCGCCGCGTACCTTCGTAAGGCTAGTGATGGCACGGGTAAACGTCTCGTCCATGCGCGCCGCCTCGTCGCAGATGACAAGAGTCGGCGAAATTCCGTCGGCGTTCTTGACCGTCGACGGTCGGCACTTGACCGACCCGCCGGGGTGCGTGGAGAGCGCCACCGTCGTCGCAGTCTTGCCGCCAAAAAACTCCCACTCCGTGTCCTCTCCAAACGCCTCCGCTATGCGCTTCTGGACGATCGCGGCCTTGTCCATCTGGGTCGCGAGGACGACCACCTCGCAGTCCTTGCGTCCAGCTGCGGCTGACTCCTCGACCAGAAACGAGGCGACCATTGCGGCCATCTGCGTCTTGCCGACGCCGCGGGCGACTTGGAGGACGACAAACCGGACCGCCGGCACCCCGGCGCGACGCCACGCCACCAGGTGCGCGAACACCCACACCGCCCACGGCATCAGCTCCCACCCGTAGCGGTCCCTCGAATGGGCGACCAGGCGGTCTAGCCGGTCGCCGTCCCACTCGTCCGCCGCCCTTGCCTCGAGGTAGCGGACCGCCTGGACACGGATGCGGCGGTTGGTGACAACCTCGCCGGCGACAACCGCCCGCGCGTAGGCGTCGGCAATGTCTAGACCGCCAGATGGCGCTCCCCTTGACGGACGTTTCGCCTTTTTGGACGGTGCCTTACGCGATGGTTTAGAGCGGCGGTACTCCACCTCTGGCAGAGGGGGGGGGCTAATGCCGGGGGGTGCGCCCTTGCGACCACCAGAGCGTCCGCCTGGCTTACGCGCCATGCGAGCCTCGTTCCAGAATCTCATGGCATGACCGACAACATGCCACGAGGTTCCGAGGGTCAAGCCTACCCTCGACGCTATCGCCCCATTTGATCTTGTGGTGGACCTCGGTGGACGGCTTCACCATGCAGACCTCGCAGAGCGGCCTATTCGCCCGTAGGGCGCGAGACACGCGCTGCCATGGCCTACCAGACCCCCTGCCCGTGTGACCGCTCCTAGCGCGTTCTGGTGGCTTCTGCGCCCACTTGTTGGTCGGCTCACTCCGCATCAATGACCTTGAGGTATGGCTCGAGGCGGTTACGCATGAGGTCGTCGTCGTGGTACCTCCACATGGCCAGCCACTCGGCGCGGTCCTGGCGCATGAGGACGAGCGGGATGGCCGTCCCCACCATGTCCCGCTCCGCCTGGCGCATGAAGCCGGAGACCAGGTTGTGGACCGTTGCGTGGAAGTGAGGCGGATGCCCGCCGATGAGGACGCGGCGGAGGTTGTGGAGCCGGCAGTAGAACAGGTCGTCGCTCGTCTGGACGAGGTCGTGTTCCGCCGCGAGGCGGGTCGGGGTTGCGAGGTACTCCTTGTACCGCTTAACCTCGACATGGACGCCGAGGGTCGGCTTCAAGGGTGCCCAAATGTCGGGCGTCGCGTTGCCCCACCGCTGGGCCGTGCGTTCCCATTGAAGGGTCGTGTACCCCTCCATGGCCCGACACGCCTCCAGCTCGCCGGCTTTGCCCTTGGCTCGGCTGTTGACAGGCCGAGGCCCGGAGGAACGCCCCCCAGGCCCCGGTTCGCCAAAACAAGTGTTCATGGGTGATCCTCGATGACGGAATGGATGCCGTGCTGGACGATGAAACCGCGAGGCTCGGTGTCGAGGCCGCGGCGGTCGAACCCGCCGCCGCACATGACGATCTCGCGCTCAAGGAACCGCTCGCGCTCGCGCCACGTCCTCTCCTGCTCCCGCGCCTCTTCGTGCTGGGTGACGACCATGGTGATCAGCTCGTCGACAACGTCGACGGGGATCGAGCCGGTCGAGATCGACCGCTGGGCGCGCTTGATGGCCCGCTCCCAGGCGGGCCGAATCGTTGGAGGTATCTCGGTCATCGCTTTCCCATCCTTGCCGAGATGGCCTCGGCTTGTAGTTGATCAATGCAGTCCATAACGTCCCGGTAGAACTCGGCTTCCACCCTGCACCGCTCCGCGTATTCACCGTAACGCGGTGACTGACGGTCGGCCGCGGCCTCCTGGTGCATGGCTCGCTTTTCCAGCCGGTTGAGGATTCGCTCGACGCTGATCATGCGGCGACCCTCCCGAGTCCGAGGCGAAACGCGAGGACGGACACGCGGTCGCGGACGTCCGTGCCGATGGACTGCAGCTCGAGCGCGAGCTGGTCGTACGGCGGGACGCCGATCTGCCCCCACCGCTCGCCCAGGCGTCGCCACCACCTGGCGTGGTCGGTGACTCGGATGCCGAGGTCGGCGAGCTTGCGGAGCGTGACGCGCCGCTGCGCCTCGCAGAGCGTGTCGGTATCACGCGGCACCCAGCGCCTGATCTTGCGCTGGTCCTCCTGGTCGATTCCATCCCATGGCGAAGCCTCCCCCCCCTTGCCGGCGGTAGCCGGCGCTTGGTTAGGTTGGCTAGTTCCTTGGCTAGTTAGAATCCCGCTGCATCCCTTGCCGCATACCGCTGCATCCCTTGCCGCATTGATAGGCACCGCATGCCTACCTACCGCTGCATCCCTTGCCGCATGGACGGGGTCGAGGACGACGCTGTAGGTGAGGGCTTTCGCCCCCCGTTGGGAGGTCTGGATGACGCCCTTCTCGCGGAGCGCCTTGACGACGGTACGGATGGTGCGGACGCAGTAGCCGGTCTTGAGGGCGAGCGTCCCTTGGCTCGGGTAGATCCGAGCGCCGTAGTCGATGAGGGCGAGGAGGACGAGCTTCTCCTCAGGCGTGAGGGCTTCGCCCAGGCGGAACACGTCACTCGGGAGCGGCTTGGCCATCCTTGGCCTCCTTTCCCTGCAAGATCAATGCGGCATCGCGGGCGTACTGCGCGGCGGTTGAGAGGTTCGGCTCTCGGACGCCGCCCTTGCTCTGGTACCACGCATGAAGCTCGAGGATGGACGACGTCCAGACGAGCTTGCCAACGAGCGAATCAAGTCGAGCCTCCCGCTCAAGGTGGGATTGGAAGAGGTTCAAAACGGGATCTCCTCTCCACCCTGGAGGCCCGCCTCGCCGAAGTCGGTGATCGACGGCGCCGGATACTTGGGGTTCTTCGAGGGCTTGCAGGAGAACCAGTACCGCCCGCCGACTTGCATCGTGTCAAGGCCGGCAAGGTCGTTCCAGGCCACCAGCTGCTCGCCGCTCTCGAGGACGATCTTCGAGGACTTCTCGTTCTCGTAGATCCGCTCGACGACGCCCTCAAACCGCAGGACGCCCGCCGGCGCCGCCGTGCCGGCCATAGCGGCCTCGGTGCGGGTCGGAGGCACCGTGACGAGCTTCTTCGGCTTGGGCGCCTCCTGGGCGATCGTCGGGGCGCTGGCGACGTTTCCGTCGTCGTCTTCGTCACCGCATACCCCGACGATCGCCGCCAGCGCGTACCGACGGAGGTAGGTCAGCGCGGACCCCACCTTCTGCTCGGAGGCCGGCATCGGCACGGACACAGAGGACTCCATGAACTGGCCGCTCTCATGCACCAGGCGGGTGAGGAGCGTCAGCGTCTTTTCCGGCCCCGAACCCACCAGCTGCACGACCGCGAGCTTGTGCTTCGCGAGCGCCGGGCGGATCGTGTCGACGTGCGCCGCGAGGCTCGAGTAGCCGCGGGGTGCGCCGAAAGCCGTGTTTGCCTTGTCGAAGGGCGGATTACGCAAATCCGCTTGGGCCGATATCAGGGCCTTTGCAAGTGCCGAATCGAAGGTCTCCATCGCGGGATCTCCCGCGGTGGTCCGTAACTGGTCCCTGCTATGCGTGTTATGTAAAACTGCACCATGCAGTCCACCGCTAGCTCGGAACCGTCATCTGCCACCGCGCTCGCGCATCATATCGACCATTCGTCGGATTGCCATCAAATTTCCCCTACTCTCGGCGTCTCTTTTTGCCACGGTTACGCGCCGCTCTACGTGGCGCTTATTGGAGCCGATCTTGATCTTCCAATCCGCCTGGACAAACCGAGGTTCCAGCGTGAACTCCCAGACGCCGACGGGCCATCCGTCGCAACGGTACATCCACCACTCGTCTCTTGCGTTCTCTTTCCGGTTCATGGCGCGGCGCGTCCTCGCGTCAATTTCGCGCAAAAGGACGGGCTTCCCCTGGGATTCGACCCGGTGTTTCGTTGGCCTTTTTGCCATTTCCGCCGACCGTAACAGGTTCCGGCAAAACGGCATAGAGAAACTTTCCCTTATTGCGCCGCCGGATTCCCTATGTACCCTGCGTCCCGCTTTGGGAGACCTCAATGAAAGATCCGTTCTACGGGGCCGCGTGTTTCGTCGTGCCTCTGATCGTGTTCCTCGTCGTCCTGCTGGTCGTGATGGTCATCTGGAAACTCACCCGTAGCGCGGTGCGCTCCGGCGTCCAGCAAGCGAACTCCGGGACGCCTCGGCCCTTGCCGCCCCAAGCACCGCCGCCCGCGCCGGCAGCGCCCTCCGAGGACTACATCCGCCTCATCGTGCGGGACGAGATAAAACGCGTCCTAGCCGCCCGAGCAGCTGCGAAAGCCAGGCCGGGGTCCAACGGTTGAGCGTCGCCCGCCGGCGGGCGCACCCGCACCCCGTGGTCTCCTTGAAGCCCGCCGCTTTCGCCATGGCGGCAACGGCGTCGCCCATGCGGAATTCCTCAAGCGCTTGGCGCTGGTTCGGATCAAGTGGGTTTGGCACCATCATGAGATGAGAACCGTTCCCGGGAAATTTCCCGATCCCTCAAAGCTGCACGGTCCGAGGGAGCAATTGTTTGCACAAGCTCTTGCACCAGTCTCCGGTCCGCAGAAGCCAGGATATGGACTGATTGCCCAAGAACGCAAATAGCAAATGCGTCCTATTCCGGTCGGCGTATCAAACGGGTCGGAAAGGTACGTCAATCGGAGAGTGAGCGATTGGTCAGCGGTAACGTCTCGACAATTGTCGTTGTATGTGTACCGATAGAACCACGAATAGTTGAGCGTGACGAGTGTTCTGTTTTCGCATCCCGGACAAGGACTAAAGAACGGACCGCCATGGCATCGCTGGATATTGACGCCAACAGACCATCCATTCGGATCAGCAACGCCAAGAAGAAAATTCGCCTGGCTACTACTGCTAGTCATTTGCGGGACAAAATTGTCGGTATTGATGCCGCCAATATTGCGCGGACCAATGCTTCCTGCTTCGGCGCAATTCGGCCAGTTACCAGGGGCGCATGATTCGTAGACCGGATAGATGTATGGGAATTTGCCGGTGAAATCAAAATTACACTGGGGGCGACTCCAGTAGGAGTCACCAGAATCGCATGGTCCCGTGTAGAGACCGCTTGGAGTGGCACTGATACGCCCATAGGTCACAGGCGTCACGGAAGGGACAAACAGCTTGTAAGTGCGGGTCGACCAATCGGATGGCAGCGCCGGGCATGGATTGCACGACGGCGTCGGCGGTGATCCGCAGCAACACAGGCCGAGCTTCATTCCCGCGCCTTGCCCTTCCGGCAGGAGATGAACCCGGCGATCCCGCCGAGGAGGCCGAGCATGAGTCCGAACCAGATTGACCCGAGGAGAGATTCAACGCTTGCGAGCATGGGGTTTCGCTTTCTGCTTACGTGCGAAGGTGATACCGATTGAACAACCGGAGGCGAAGGTGATAGCCATCAGGCCCACCAGCCAGAGCGTGTATTGCCAGGGTGCGAGGTTCATACGAGCTTCCAGTTTTTGATTGTGTAGACCAGGGCGAACGCGCCGATCACGACCCCGGCGACGGATACGTACTTCAGCGTGGCGTAGATCGGATTCTCGTCGTCGCTCACGTACGCGACGTGGGCCTGTACCGCCTCGATGGACGTCTGCAGTCCGTCCAGCTCCTCGCGGGCCGCGTCCATGTGGACGATCGCGGCGCCCACCGCCTGGCGGGCGTCAATGGCCGAATGCGCGATTGCCGCCGTGTGGTTGGTGCAACCGGCAAGTGACAACGCGAGGATGGCCGCGGCAAGCTTCATGCCGGCTCCGGCTCCTCCGGAGGCGTGACGAACACGTCGGCATCCGCGTCGTAGATATCGCCGGGTCCGGCGAACTTGCCACGCTGGCTACCGTCTTTCCAAGTTTGGAGCCATTCGCCGCCGAGATTCTCGACGCACCAGGTAAGACTTGTGGCGGCAATGACGCGGAGGACCACGCTGTTTTCGTCTATTTGTGCTGCGTAGATCATGTTGTAAGTGTCCCGCTGGTGGTGATCGTGTGGACGGTGTAACCGCCCGAGGTTTCGGTACTCATGGTTCCGGTGTAGGAGATCGTCGGGATGGCATTGCCCGCGTATCGAATGATCACGACGCCGTCGGAACCAGTTCCGCCGGTTGCGTTGCCACTTGCTGGCGTACCCGCACCGCCACCGCCTGAACCACGATTGGCCGTGGCGTTGCCACCCGTTGCCGACGTTCCATTGCCGCCGTTGCCGCCAATAGAAAATCCTCCGGCACCTCCGCTGGAACTTGTTCCGCTACCGCCGCCGCCGCCGCCCGCGTAGCCCACGCCGAGATAGGCGGTGCCGTCGCCGCCGTCGGCGGTTCCGGATCCGCCATTAACGCCGACGCTGCCACTACCGCCGCCGCCGCCGCCGCGAAATGGGACGCCTTGGGTGCCGTTTGTGCCGCCGTCCGTACCTTGTCCGGCGGTACCGGTGCCTAAGGTGTTGCCAGGGAAGCCACCAGCGCCGCCGCCGCTTCCGCCGCTGTTTCCGGTGACTGTAGATCCGTTTCCGCGCCCGCCACGCCCACCGCCGGTCGCGGACATAGACAACGACGTGATGGTGCTGTTGCTTCCGTTGCTGCCGCCGGTTGAACCAACGCCACCGCCACCACCGGCGCCGATCACAATGGCGATGCTGGCCCCAGTTGCCGCGATGGTCTTTGATGCGGAGTAAACGTAGCCACCGGCGCCGCCACCTCCGCCGCCGTATTGAGCTGCGGAAGTTCCGCCACCGCCACCGCCGCCGGCTAACAGTAGCACTTCGGCGGTGTAGTCGGAACTTGCCCCGGAGTTGGACGCGGGCCATACGGAATGGATGTAGCGGAACTGGCTCATGACGGGCACCTCACGGGATTCGGTTCGGAGAACCAGAAGAGCACGCCTCCGCTGGTCGTGTAGTCAAGGTGGAT